TCTGGTGCTGGTGGTGGAGATGACTTGCTACCCATAGTATTTCCTTTTAATTAGCTATGAGTGGGTTGCCACTTTTAAGCATTATACCTTAAATTGATGATTAAATGTACTTACATTGCTCTCTTGTCATGGTCATAATAACCATATCGCCATACTTGTCCGCATCCTTGATGACTGCTTCCTCGATGTAGCCAAACTTCTTATTCATGGTATAAGCCCTTGTATTCGTGCTAGATACTATGCCAATTAGCTTATTAACTTTAGCAATATCAAACACATACTTGAAGCAATACTTAATCCACTTTAAATCCATCCTGTTGCCGTCTACAGCTAAATGCCCCATGATACTGGCTGTGTTGTAGTCCTCAAACCCTGCTACAGCGCATATAAGACCATTTCGTTCAAGTCCTATATACACACCCCTACCAGCTAGATATGTACCGCCTAGCCTTGACATTAACCACCTTCCAAGTTCCTCTTGGCGATCAGTTATTATCAAAAGCCGATAGCCTTCTCGAATACATGGGTCGTAGACTGCCAAGTAAATGTAGTGTTATTACTCGCAGTAGCGATGTGCATACCAGCACAATATCCTATCCCACCAGAGGTGTTCCACGATGATTTCACGTTACCTAGTGCTGAACCCCATAGACAGCCATTCCATTTGGATACACCCCACACACCAACAGCACCAGGAGATGAGATCGAACTGGTAGACAATGGTTGATTAAAGTTAAAATCAATATTCAACCCTAGTGTTACGCTAATAGTGCTTTGAGTGGAACTAAATATCGGTCTAGCTAGTTTGAAATGCTTTAAATTCTGTGTGCCAAGATAGTTAAATGATTGAATAATATCAGTATTTATGTTAGCACTATCATCTGCGTTGGTATCCCAAGCCTTGCATACATTGCCTAGCCCATCACCATAGTAAATATCATCTGCGTACATCTCCCAACATCTAGCATCCCAGCCTGTAAACTTGCACCAAGCACCTGTAATGGTGTTCATAGCGTATTGATAATTCGCACTATTGCCAGCAGGAACATTCATTAATAGCATATTCTCTCTAGGGAACAGTCTACATTGCCATCCTGTGTTAGCTGAATAAGTGCTAATATCCAATGACATAATGTATTGAATCTTATCGGTTAAACTGACTTTATTGCTTACTCGTGAACTCATCAATGCCTTAGACATGGGCATTAGTCCGTCTTGGGTGATGATTAACAGATCAGAAGCGTATTGCGACATACACCTTCTGCCCATTGGTGAGCCTATTTGGTAAGTACCGACCAAGCCCCAAGTTAATGCGGAGGCTGGGTCAACCCCTCGATAAGTAGCTACTTCACCCTCGGATGTGACGAATACAGCGTAATCATCCATCCCTGCGCCAGAGTCAATAGTCCAGCTACCCATAGCCATCAAGTAGCCACCGCGCTTGAATATAGATGAGAAGTCAATAGCTGTGGCAGCACCAGCAATAGCATTTATAGGCAGATACCATACTTTCATGGTGTCCTTCTGGATAAACCATTGTCGCTGCATATGAACAGTTACGTTGATTAATTCAGTCGTGGTAACACCTGTGATAGCTGGGTTAGTCCAAGTAGTACCATCGAAGGCCTTGGGCGCATCCACACCATTAACACAGGATAGGTAGAATCCACCAGAGGTAGCAAAGTTAACGTGCTGCCAGTTAGCGTTAGTACAGGTCGTTACAGCAGCCCCTACAGCCCCACCAGCAGTCACATCATAGAAGTTAGTACCAGCGACAGCTATCAGCTTCTTAGTCGTGCCAGCGTTGTATGCCATGATCGTGTTTACAGCAGTCCCTAGCCCTGTAGACCACTTAGAGAAACCAGCACGAATCCGTACACTTGTGGTAAGGGGAAACCAGTTATCCATCTTGACTGCATCGGCAGCATCCATCGCTGCATAGGAATCTCTCGCATTTAGACCGCCAACAGGTGCAGATACGTTAGCTGTGGCTGATACTCTTTTAGTATTGCGTATTTTCATTTTGACCTTAATGCGTTGACTAAGTTATCATTCTCTCCAGCCATTAGGTCTGGTGCTGCTGTTCCAGTAAGTGCTGCGATAGCTGCGTTCCTGCGCCAAGGGTCGAAAGCTGCGAAGCGTGAACGTATATTGTCTTGGCTAAATGGGACTATTGTTTTTCCACCAGCCTCAAGATCATCATAAGTTAGCGAATCAAATTTTTTATAAAGGTCTGGTTTGTATGCTGGACTTTCTTCTAAATATCCGAATAACCTAGATAAATTTGCTGGCATTGAACTACCAGAATATTCAGGGGTAAACTGATCTAGCACATTATTTGATAATTCCTTCAAATATGTATCGTCAAACAATTCTCGGTTATCTAACTTAGAGGTATATTGAGATAAATTGTCTGCCAATTCTGTAGGTTTAATGATGTCATAAATATCATGGTTCTCATTTAATACCCTCCCAGCTCTGACTAACAAAGGATAGTTGGTTGGTGCATACCCATGTATAGACTTGGCTAACTCTATATTTGAAATGTTATTTGTTGGTGTTGTTGTCATGGCATAAGAACTGGAAACCTTGGGATCGCTAGTTAAATAGGCATCGCCTACTGAGCCACCCCTAATTGCCTTGGGTATTGTATTGTTGGTTACATCATCCATAACCCTGCCATGATATGCAGTAGTATTAAACTCCATCGCCTTCGCCCTATCCATCGCAGTATTCCCAGCAGGAAGCCCTAGCCCATGTTCTGATACAGGCAACATAGCGCGATCATGTGCTAGTTTCTGAGCCAATTCACCTGCTGTTTGGGTTGCTTTAATCGTGCCTAACCCACCACCAAATAGGCTCATGCCCATATCTACTGGATCTTGCTGAGTAAAGTTCTGCACACCTTGCGCTATGGTGTCGGTTGGGTTCATTAATCGCTGACCTGATTCGTTCAGCCACGATTCAAATGGAGTAGGTGGAGTAGCGCGTATAGAGCCTGTATCAGCGTTCTCCATAGCTGCTTGTGCGATAGGCTGTCTATATCTGGAACGTATGATATTAGCAGCGTTTATGCCACTATCATTGCCCATAAGTCCGAATAATCCCGAACTATCAGCCATTTAGATACCCCATGAACCTGATGGCACTACAACGCTTGGGAAAATGTCGTATCTCGCCTCGCCCATATTCAAGATAGGTTTAGCACCATCTCTACCAATCTCCATTAAGACACGAGTTTCGTACTTCTGGTAGTCTGTGCCGAAGTCAAGCCCCTTGTTGGCTTTCCATCTCCAGATTAGACCTAGTGTCATTATGTCTTCGTTGAACAGGCATATATCGCTGTCTACGGTAAATGATGACTTGTATACCGCGCTAGTAACGTCAGTAGCGAAATACTTGGATACATACTCGAAGTAGCAGTCTTGACCAGCAGCAGGTGCAGGGAAGAAGGTTAGGTTGTTGCCCTTGACACGGTATTGATTCCAAGGGCCAGCAGTAAACATAGCCTTTTGTTGTTGCCAATACTGTGCGCCTAGTGGCCCGAATACAGGTCTACGGATAGTCCTGTTCCAGATAGTATCGTTGATTATGTAGTTTAATCCTGGGCAGATGGTAGCTAATGTACCTTGGATCTCAGCAGCTAGTGTTGTAAAACTAGCCTCTTTGATTAAGACTTGCCACTCTGTCCTAGCAGATAACTCGCTACCTTCTTCGTTGAGAAGGGCTAGGAGTTGTAGGTATTGAACATCTGAACTTGTTGCTACTGCGTTTGGGGAAGGTAAGCCCAGCCTAACACAAGCTGACTGCACCATCGTTAACATTGACATACACTTCCCCTATAAAGTTATTCCTTCGGTTTACGCTTCTTCTCTGCCTTCTCTGGCTGATTAGCCATCAACTTGTCTAGCTGTTCTTGCATAGCCTCAAGTTTAGATTTCAGAGCAGTATTTTCTTCTGCTACCTTCGATCCAGCAAAGTTTTCTAGTATCTTCTCTGCCTTCTGTTTGAGTGTTCTACCACCCATACCCATGTTATTCATGGCTTGCTCGTTACAGACCGCTAGTGCTTCCAATGTAAAGATTTTAACACTCTCACATTGTGCTACCTCGGCTGGGCTAAATGCTAGACTAGCCCTGATTGGTGTTCCGTCAGTAGCCATGTCGATGCCATCTTTATAAGCAGCGAGCATCTTACTGAATCTCTTGTGCCAATCCTCGTACTCGTTAGCTGCTGAATCGAATGGGCCTCTAGTTTGGCTCTTGTCCATCAACTGAACAATCCACTCATCTGCCAACTTTACGATCTCATCCTTACTCCCTGCTGGGGTAATATGAGCCATTATCACATTCTTGTACTGATTGTGACCATCGTGATCCTTGGTTACTTCTACCTCTGTTTCAAAGCGTACATACGGTAATTTCGCTGCTACTATCATCTTTTCTCCTTGTGGGTTGCCACTCGTTTTTTAACATAAAACATTGATGCGATTTCATTTCCGTGCGCTTCGAGCACATTATACCCTAATTCCTCGAATAAATCTTGCCACCATGCTTGGGGTTTTACAGTTAAATGAAGGGTTTGCCCTATCATGTGACCCATAACATCGTCTACAACGCATATCTGGAAGAAGCAGTAGTCCACACAGTCCATGATGTTATTTATCACTTTACGGACATTCTCAGGCTCTATGTGTTCCATTACATCGGTACAGTAGCCGTATTTAGCAAATACATCGTCTGGTAGGGGTTTAGTCAGGTCATGCTGTAGGAAGGGAAACTTCATAGCTTCCTTATCCCTTGAATTATAAGCAAAATCTACTAGGAAGGGTGAGCAACCGTACTCGTGTATCTTGATCGAACCACGACCAGTACCAGAGCCAAAGTCGATTACTTTACCGCTAGGTCTAGCAATATTAAAGAAGTTCTCTGCACAGCGTTCACCAGGAGAGCCAATCCTATAAGCATCCATCTGCCAAATCTGCTCGTACTTCTCCTGCTCGGTCATGTACTCGGTAATGTCGGGATTAGCCCACATATCAGGCAATAATCCTGTCCCATGTACGGTTATGCTAACACCAGCTTCAACTAGGGCTTGTGCTGTTTCCCTGAACTTCTCAGCCTGTAGCTTCATGGTGAACGATGCTGTGTACTCTTTACCGTTGAATCTGACTACAGCACACGGATCTCCTTCGTTCATCTTCTGGTGGAAGGCATGACCACATCCGTTCTTGTGGCTAGAATCATAGCCAAACAGGTGTAAGTTACGGTATCCTAGTGTATAGGCTAGGCAGGTAGTCGTATTCCCTACTGAGGCTGCACCACCGATCAATGCGTAGGCTGGCTCGTACCACTCCAATTCATTCTCAATATCACCTATCTGCAAGTGCCATAGCTGGGCTTCTGGCTTGGCTGCAAAGCAATCTGGGTGTACCTGAGATGCGAATAGGTATCGTTTAGCTTTACTTATCAGCGTAGATGTTTCCTGTCTAGCATCGAGTAATACTTGGTAATCAGGCAGAATACCGTTATCATTTAAGAACTTAGCTGCACCGTTTAGCGCAAAGATAGTACCACCACCCAGCTTTAGCTGCCTTACATCTTCTATAGTATCTGCTAGGGATGGCCCACTCCCCACAATGATTGCCATTCTATCGTGTTCAGGGAGGCACTTAACCCAGTTCCCTCGAAGTTTAGAGTTAATACGAACATTATTATATAGGTCATCGTCTGAGGTATTGCATATCACATGAACAGGTAAAATAAGAGGCATGGTAGCCTCTGGGTTTTGGTGTCTAACCTTTAAGTTAGCATACGGCAGTAACATTGAATCTCCTATTGATGAACTCAAAAACCCCCCATTACTGAGGGGCTTAAAACTACACCAACTTAGGTAATACGACCTTGTTTAGTAGGTCTTGCAATCATTACCTTTACTGTGGTACGACCAGCAGTTGCCGAAGCTACCGCTGCTACTACCGCACCTTGAATTTCCTTGCCAGATCCAGTACCAGCAATCAGTCCTGTAGTCAACACACCAACGGCTGCACCAGCAGCTAGTGAGATTGTACAAGTCTTAGCTACGACTGCTTGACCGCTAATCTGATACCAACCGTACTGGGTGGCTACGTTAGCTGACATAGCAATCGCTACTGCGCGAGGGATGTTACCACCGACAGCACTCAATACCGTTTGGTATGTAGATGCGTCATAGGTAACTACTGAACCCACAGTTGTTGAAGCAACACCAAGTAGATAGATAAACTCTCCATCTCCGTAGGTTGGGTCATTAGCACGGATAACCGTACCTAGTGGGTGAAGTGCTGCTGCTTCTGTATTCGCTATTGGTTGTGCGCCAATGCGAGGGTCTGATGTTCCATAAGCCATTTTTAATACTCCTTATAAGTGAATTGATTAAGACCTAGGCCTTCATGCAGCCTTGTAGGAATCTAGCACTAACTACCAAGTTACCTTGGGTCAGAACTGGAATAACTACAGCATCTTGGTTAACAGACCTCAACTCATCCATCATGGTCATGTTGGCATCACGATGCACAACCCACTCAAGATAATCTGTGTTCAGGAAGTAAGCATGACTTGCTGGAATACCGCCAGAAGTGTCAAAGAATACATCTGCACTCTTGTACTTCATAGAGATCATACCACCTGCACCGTTTTCATCAGAAGTATAACGCTTCAATGAAGTTTGGCTCTGTTCGTACATGGTGAAATAAATATCATCCATAACGATCATGTCAGGCATATCAGTACCACGAGTCAGCTTGAGCCACAATGGAAGCATTAATGATTCAATGGTGGATGCTGATGGGGTGATAGCTGAAACACCGTTTAGTGGTGCTGCTGCTGATTGCAGAATCGACTTCCAGAATGTCCAAGTTGTTGAATTGATACCACCTACAGTACCAGTTCCTAGATCAGACACTAGGGCTTGTAGACCGCCAATTTGGTTAGCAGCAGTTCCATCTGAGTACATATCAGTAGAAAGACCGTTGGCCATTGATCGCATAGCGTTCTTGACTTTAGCTTTAGTGAAGTTGATGATTCTGTTCTCGCCAGAGTTAGTACGCAGTTCTAAGCCAGATGCAGCTACGTTAACCGCTACTTGCCTCCAAGGGAACTCAGCGCTTGTCAGTACATCAACGGCATTAATGTTCAAAACATCAAAGCCAGAATAACGCTGATAAGTGGAGTTAGCTTGGTAATCAAGTGGTTGAACGATGGTCAAACCACCATCTTCCACACGAGTACGGCCTTTTTCTGTCAAACGTCTGAACAGAGCATTGTGTTTTGTTACTTGATCGGCTACCTCTTTCGAGTGAGCACGATAAGTCGTGGAAGCTAGTTCACTCCACGCTGTGATGATGGTGCTTGCTGGTGATGCCATAATTTATCTCCTTAATACATTCCAAGTTCTTTAGCTTTGGAACGAATGGTATCTTCGATTGAGCCTACCGCAGCTTGAGCAGGGATTACTCCCCTGGTTCTCACGTTTGCGCTAGACAGTTTTTTTGCTTCTATAGCCTTGGTAGCTGCTTTAGAACGAATCTCTTTTTGCTGTTCTGCAAGTAGAGTTGCCCTAATCGCTGGGTCTGCCCATATAGCTGTTTCGTAAGCCTCTTGAAGTGATTTAGAGGCATTGCCTTCTAGGAGTGTTGCCATCCTATCTCTAACTGCTTCAAAATGCTCATTCTTTGCTGCAAAGGCTGCTATATCGTTGTTTAGCGATGCTGCCTCTCGTTCCTGCATATTCTGCATCTGTTGAGCCTGTTGAGCCTCAAACTG